ATCTAGAGCGGCGATGACATGGCGCAGCGACGGCGACGGGTGACGGCTGGAGAGCTGCGGGAGATCCTGGAAAAGCAGGGCTACCGCTGCGCGCTAACAGGGATGGAGCTGGCGCCGGACACTGTCAGCTTCGATCACCTCAAGCCGATTGCCATCGGTGGTTCCCAGGCTGCGAGGAACATCCAGGCAGTTCATCGCGTTGTCAATCGAATGAAGCACACTCTCGAAAATGCAGACTTTGTTTCCTGGTGTCGCCTGGTCGCTGATTATTCTCGCGAGCCGGCAGAAGACTGAGGGCTACACACTTTGACAGCCCGCCTGCGGTAGTGTACATTTATGTATTAAGTGTACACTTGCATACGGGTTGTAAAAACATGAAGCCCCCCCCCCGCGTCGCTCTGCTGTCCCTGTTATCTCTAGGCGTTTTTGTCGCTACGTTGGGGCCGGCTTCACGTGTTCTGCGTGCAGCGGACGCTAATGATAGCCGTGCTACAGATCACGGCGAGACATTCGCGAGCAGCGGCGACAAGGCAGGGGGGCACGCCATGCGGCTTGTTAATAGAGCTAGGGCGAGGCTAGGGCTTCCCGCGTTGAAGCTCGACGTCGAATTACAGGAGCTCGCAGAGGAGAGACTCCAAGCAAACGTAGACCGAGGCGACTGGCGGCACAATATCCGGCGAGGAAAACTTGTCGGGCGATTTTTTCCAGCACGCGCCGAGGGTTGCGGTTGCACGACAGACGCGGATCGTTGGGGAACGTGCTACGTCGAAACGAGGAAGCACACGAAGGCAGGTGCAGCGGTTCGCAAGGTTGGGAACCAGTACTGGCAGCTACTTTTAGTGAGGTAGTGGCGTGAGCGGTCGCAATCTACGGCTAGGCATTGCTGACGGTTTGTTAGTGTTACTCACCTGGTGGCTACTGTGCCACGTTGGCTACGCGCAGCCGGCGAAGGTGTGCGACTCACAGCGAGCGGTATGCAGGCTGCAGGTCTGCGGTTCTGGCGGTGCGACGTACCACGGAAGCGGCGTTTTGATTGCGCCCAAGACGGTGGTGACTGCAGCCCACAACGTGCGCAACACAAAAGGGCGTGTTCGGTGCCTGTTTATGTTTGCTCTCGCAGGTAGACCGGCGGTGGAAGTATGGGGCGATGTGATCGAGCGGAGCCCACGGAACATTGACACGGCGCTTGTCCGTCTTGATCGGCGGCCAGGCGTGCGGGAAGTGACGCTGGCGCAACGAGACGCAACAGTTGGTGATAACGTGTGGTTCGTTGGGTATCCCGGCAGTTCACTGCATCTCGACACTATCCCGGCAACGGTGCAGCGACGCTATGACTATGCGATTTTCGGCGGCGTTGGCCGCTCGTGTGTCGTGCCGGGGCATAGCGGCGGTGCGGCGTTTAACCGGGCAGGCCGGTTGCTTGGTGTGATCAGCGGCGCAGACCCAGGAAAACGGGAGAGCATCGCCCTGAACGCATCGGGGACGTCAAAGTGGTTGTCGTCGGTGTCGCAAAACAGCGGAGTGACGTGACGGCCGGCGGTGTGTCCGCCAGTTGGCGGCCGTGGTGGCGGTGCCGCGCTTCCTCCAGCACCAGATGCGCCAGGGATACGACCTGAGCAAGGCCCACGAGGCGAGCGAGGCGAGCGTGGTCCCAAGGGAGAGCCAGGTCTCGACTCACGGGTTGATATCGAAAGGCTAGAAAAACAGATGAAGTCGCTCAGTGAACGAGTAACGGAACTACAAAGAAGCAAACCAGTTACGTGGGATATCATACGGAGGGAATGATGATGGCCGATTCATTAGCGGATCTAACCTGCCAACAAACTACGATCACCTGCATTAGTTCGGCGACGGGTGCCGCACACGAATCACGGATGCGTCGATTCGATCAACTTGCCGTAGATACGGCGAGTATGTGGTCTATGCACCTGGTGAGTCCGACGCAAATGGCTGCTCATGCAATGCGGACCGCGGCTGAGAGTGGTAGTGGCCGAACGAGGATAGAGGCAAACCACCCAGACGTGACCAGCGGGCAGCGTGCCGCCTGATGCGTGTGGATGGTAGCCACTGCGAACCGCCACGAGATACCTTAATGTACGACGAAGACGCAGTGTTGGCGGCGGAGGCGTTCGCGTTTGGTCTCGGCGAAGAGTTTCTGCTCGCCAGGAAAGCCGAAATAACGAGACGGATTCGCGAGAGATATGGAACAGCCGACCCAGGCAGCAATGGAGGAGATCGCAGAGCGATTCGCTGAGCATGCGCCCGCAAAACAGATACCTTTTTTGCTGGGGATGGAAAACCAGCGACACATCTGGAGGGATTGGCGAGCCAACGTCCGAAGCAGCAATCGAATCATGAACAAGGTGAGCGGCTTGTCTGATGACGAGATAGGGGATTCGCAGGTGGACGATATGGGAGATATATCGGTTTCCGGCGACTCTAGCAGCACTACGACGAACCATTACCACGGTGCCTCAGGTGACCCGAGTGCTTCACGGCTTCTGACTAAGTCGATCCCGTTTGTTGTGTCAGCGGCAGCACTGGCGGCAGCGGCGTGGAGCATTAGCACGCGGCCGAATGCAGCACCGGGGCCGGTCGATGCAGAGTACGAGGTTCTATTTTACGACGCCAACGGGAACCTGATTGACATGCCGAGGCGGTGAGCGTGCAGGATTTTGTATCGGTAGGTAGGATGGGTGAGGTTGTAGTTGATGGTGACATTCTGCTATGGCGCGGGCGAGGGTTGATGTCGCGGATGATCGCGACGGCGGGTCGAAGTGAGTATTCCCACGCGGGGATGGCGGCGTGGTGGCACGATGATCTGATGTGTCTGGAGGTACGGGAGTTTGTCGGCGGCAGATGCGTTACGCTCGAGAGCCAAGTAAGGAAGTGTTCGGGGCGTGTCGACGTGTACCGCTTAGCGACACAACGACGCGGTGACGTGAGCATGACAACGGCGGTTAGTGAAATGAAGGGGTTCGCGGGCTGCGAGTACGGTTATCTTCATTTGATGAGGGCCGCTGCTATTCATGCGCCGGTGGTGCGGTTCTGGGCTAACAGGAAACGCGGCGACAATATCGCGGGGCCGCCGTTTTGTTCTGAGGCTGTCGACAGGGCATACCTGGCCGCGGGCCTAGATTTGGTGCCTCGACTGCGCGGGCGGCTAACGGAGCCGGCGGATATATCCCGAAGTGCTGCGCTCGAGTATGTTTGCACGCTGCGACAGTGACACACACGGAAGGTTGTGAAGATGCCAGGAACTGAGCCCACGATGAAGGACAACTGGGTGCGGGCTGTTCTTGGCGCTCTATGCTTACAGGCAATAGCGGCAATTTTTTTTGCGGGGCAGCTGGCTTCGAGTGTTGACGCAATGCACAAGTCTATCACAAAGTTATCGTCACAAATGGAACAGATCATATCTGAAGACTTTGTCGAGTTTCGGGAGCGGTTAACGACACTCGAGAACAGGACGCCCGGCGGGGGTAGCCGGTGAGCGTACATAATTGGGTGTTTCCAGTCCTGGATTCGGAGGCCTTTGACGGTGACAGCATACGAATGACGCTCGACATCGGGTTTCGGTGTCGGCGGCGGGACTTGTGCAGATTGTTGGGTGTCGATGCTCCCGAGATGGGGACGGATGCGGGGCGGATGGTAAAGAAAGTGGCACAGCGATGGTTGGACGACAACGCGCCGCTGATGTTTTTGTGCTCAAAACACGCTGACAAATACGGCCGCCCGCTTGGTGTCGTGTATACACAAGGGGACCGGCAACAATCGCTCGGAAAGTATTTACTCACGAGCGGGATTGCGAAGGAATACAACGGCGGTAAGCGAGTGTGGGGCGGTGGTGAGCTGGATAGTGTGGCCGATGTATGTAGGGAGTTAATGTAGTGAGTTACACGACGACACACAGGACGAGGTGGCGCCGGCACGGCGCAGATTTCGGCGCCCCATCGAGCGTTGAAGGTTTACAGGTCTGGTTTCAGGCCGAACACTCGTTTGGGCATGGCAAGGCGTCTGACAACGACGTCGTCACGCTATGGGAGCCAATGATTGACAATACGGGAATGGGTGTTGAACTCGAGGATCAGGGGCACACTGACCCAACGGTAGACACGTCAACCATGGGCAGCAACGGCCGTGAAGTTATCAGCATCGACGCCGGCACTGCTTCGCACACCAGGTCAATCGGAATGAGGGACACCGAGGCGGATTGGGAGAATGTAATCTGCGGCGAGAATGAAGCGAACGCGATTGTTTTTACGTTTCGTTGTGACGACGTTACGGACGCTTCTATCTTTTCCTGTCTGGGTAGCGGTGCGTCAAGTGTCGGCTCGAGTGGTTACCGTGGATTCGACTTTCGGATTAACAATTCAAAGATCGACGCCAGGAGGAAGGACACTGACAATTCAGCGAGGACGACTGCAGGAATCACCATTACAAACAACACGGACTATGTCGTCTGTATGGTATTTGAGCACGGCGAAGATACGATTCATTTGTTTGTTGACGGAAGCTCACATGCTCAGTATTACTCGCAGTATGTCGACCTGGGCGGAAAGAGCGCGAAGCCGACGGACGGCGACGCTGGCAACCTAAATATCCAGGGAATCAACTCTTCATCAAACACCAGTTGGACGGTTCCCGCCATGATCTCAGATTACCTCATCTATCACCGGCAGGCAGACTTCACCAACGCGGAAATAAACACAATAGGCTCGTACCTGGCGAATCGTATCGGCTCGACGTGGACAGATATAACAGAGCTGGCAACGTAACCGATGCCGCGGCGGCCGCAAAAACCTTGTGCGTCGCCGGGATGCGCGGGGCTGACGCGTAAGGTGTTTTGCGGCGACTGCAAGCCGTTCCGCAAGACAAGCGAAGGAAGAAAAAAGCGACAGGCGATGTACAACCGGCGAGCGTGGCGAGTCGCCAGGGCGGCGTTTTTGTCGCGCCCAGAAAACGTCCTATGCAGGGACCACCAGGCGCGGGGCGAGCTGGTTGTAGCGACAGTGGTAGATCACATCAAGAGGCACATGGGGAATGAGGAACTTTTTTGGGACCAAGGAAACTGGCAAGCGCTTTGTGCGAATTGTCACAACAAGAAATCTCGACGGGAGCAAATTGATGAGATCAGCGGTAAGTAATTTAGCATTGGTGTTGCTGGCCGTTTCGCCGGCGTTTTCTGCAGATCGTGTATGGTGGGGGAACAGCAGCGGCGCCGAGAAGGACTGGAACACTGCAGCCAATTGGGTTGGTGGCGTCCCAACTGCCGGCGATAACGTATTTATCCCAGTAGGCTCAGCAGATATTGATACGGGCCTGGACCAAAGTGGGGTTAGCCTGGGGACGGTGCTGATAGAACCGGGGTATACCGGGAACATTGGGACATACACCGGAAGTAGCCCAGCATACCTTCAGATAGATTGCACGCAGCTGACAAGCTACGGAACCGGCCGGCTCTATTTGGATTTGTGTCACACCGGGGCCGTTGATGTTCTTATCGGGGCTGCAACGGCCGCAACGAATACGGGCTATTACGGGACGTATATCACGACAGACGGAACGGGGACGATAGGTCAGTTAAGCGTGAGTAGCGGCTACGTCGCTCTCGGTGTGTTTGCTGACGATCCAGCGCAGACGTGCGCGGAGCTAAGGTTGCAGGGTCCATCCTGCTATGTCACCGTAGGGAAAGGTGTAACGGCAACGAACGTCGACTCCAGGGGTACGTTATTCCTGTTGACAAACAACACGGTTTCAACCCTAGAGATTACGGGCGGGCTCACGACTGTCGGCGGAAGTGGTGGCGTGACGTCTGCGACAGTCGAGGCGGGGGCACTACGGCACTTTGGGTCAGGAACTGTTACGTCCTGCACGGTAAGTGGGGGCACGCTAGACACGACGGGGGCACATTACGACCACACGATAACGGCGTTAACAATCGAGGCTGGGGCAGTGACGCTCGATCCAGAGACAACATCAGTTGGGACGCTGAATGTCACACCAAATTCACCGCACACGATCAGCGTGAGTAAACAGTAGAGAAAGTCTATATGGTCAAAATTAAAGCACGGCGGGCGGGTCCGCTCCCAAAACCTGGCAATGAAGCCGCGAAGGCAGGCGCAAACGGCCGCACGCAACGGGCGGCAGTGACAGAGCGGCGAATTAAACACGAGGCGGCAGGGACTGAGGCGCCGGCGTGGCTCGGCGATGTGGCGGCAGACAAATGGCGAGAGCTTGCCACGTCGTTATCGGATCAGGGACTGCTGGAAAGCGTAGACCGGGATAGTTTAGCGATCTACTGTGATTTGTGGCAAACGTACCGGCACTGTTCGGAGGAGGTCAACAAGGCGGGCGTTACAACCGAAAGCGCAAACGGGAACACGTTTGTCCATCCGGCGGCGCGGCTGAGGACGTCGGTGGCGGAGCAGATGCGAAAGCTGGCGTTAGAATTCGGGATGACACCGGCCGCACGTTCGAGGGTGGTAATTGATGAGCAAGGCGACGAGGATCAGACGATTAAAGCGATACTTGGCGACTAGTCGCGCGAAGTCAGAGCTCGAGGTGATGGCGATCCACCGGCAGCTGGAGGATTTGAGCGGCGGACACCGGCGGGGGTTGGTATGGAACGAAGCGGAGGCACGGCGGGGCGTCTCATTTTTTTCTATGTTGCGACACTGGAAAGGGCGCTGGTCGGGCGAGCCAGTGAAGCTCGAGCCGTTTCAGGAAGAAATGATTGTGGCGCCGATTTTTGGTTGGTATCGCGAGGACGGCGCACGCCGGATAACTGAAGCATACGTCGAGCTACCACGCAAAAACGGAAAAAGTACACTGGCCGCGGGGATTGCGCTAAAGATGTTTGCTGCAGATGGAGAGCCGGGAAGTGAGGTATATTCTGCGGCGACAAAACACGCCCAGGCCATGATAGTCTTTAACGACGCAAAGCAGATGACTCGCCAATCTCCCGAGCTTGCGAAGCGTATAGTCACGCACAAGTGGTCAATGCACCACAAGAAAAGCCAGGGCGTATTTGCGCCACTCGCGAGTGATGAGAGCAACCTCGACGGGCTGAACTCGTATTGCAATGTAATTGACGAGCTGCACCAGCACAAAACGCGGGGTGTGTACGACAAGTTAGTGACGAGCCACGGGAGCCGCGACAACCCGTTGGATTTTGTCATCACGACGGCGGGCGTTGGCGATGATCCGCATTCCATTGCAATGGAGCGGCACGAATACGCAGAGAAGGTGTTGAGTGGCGTGGCAACGGATGACAGTTTATGGGCGTTCATTACGGCGGCAGATAAGGACGACGACTGGACAAACCCAGACGTTTGGAGCAAAGCCAATCCCAATCTCGGCGTCTCAGTATCTAGGCGGTTTCTTATTGATCAGTGCAACCGTGCCCAGCACAGTGCAGCGTACGAAAACGCGTTTCGCCGATACTACCTCAACCAATGGACAGAGCAGGCAGTTCGTTGGCTAAGTGTGAGCAAATGGGATGAGCTGGAAATTGAAGAGCCAGATTTGAAGGGCCGGCCGTGCTATGTTGGCCTCGACCTAGCGGACAATGAAGACCTGAACGCGATGGCGCTATTTTTTCCGGGCGTGCAGGGGGGGGATGATTTTTTGAAGCTGCACTGCTGGTGCCCTGAGGATACGGTAGCGCGAAGGATGAGAGAGGGGAAGTTTGCGTATGCGGACTGGGTTCGTCGGGGATATCTAGAGAAAACGAGCGGCTCGGTGACGGACCACAACGCCATCCTTGAGAGGATCTATAAGCTGTCTGAGGTTTATGACGTCCAGCAGGTCGCCTACGATCCGTTTAATGCACTGATGTTGGTTAACGCGCTGGATGACTCGGGCTTTGTCGTCGTAAAGGTTTTGCAGCAGATGCAGAGCCTGGCACCCGGCACCAAAGAATTTGAGCGCCGAGTATTGCAAGGGACGATCAAGCACGACGGGAACCCGTTGTTGCGTTGGATGATTTCGAATGTATGCGTAGACGTGAACGCAAATAAAGACATGCGGCCGAACCGGAAGAAGTCGTCGGAGAAGATCGACGGCGTGATAGCTGCGATCATGGCGTTATCTCGCGCTATGGTGTCGGGCGATAAGTCGAGCGTTTATGAGTCGCGGGGTGTTATAGAGGTGTGAGCGTGGCTAGGACGTTATTTTGGCTGGCTAGTTTGGTTTCTCTGGGGTACGGTCTCTGGTTGTATGACAAACGGCTTCCGTTTGTCGTGTGCGGGTTTTTGGTGTTTTTGTTAACAACTTTCGGTGAGTACTATGCTGCAACATTTAACAGGAACAATACATAACGAAGCCCGGAGTGCCGAGAACCCCTCGCACTCGATCCTAGACGGGTGGGAGACGGGGCACCGTACCGACACTGGCTTAAGCATGAACGGCTCGAGGGCGCTCGAGTACGCGCCAGTGTGGCAAGCGGTCTCGTTGATCTCTGGAGACCTGGCAGGGCTGCCGCTGGAAGTGCATAGGAGGGACGATAGCGACGGGCGGGCGCCGGACAAGGAACACGCGGCGTACAGGCTGTTGGCTCGTTCCGCAAACCAAGAAATGCCGTCCTTTTGGTTTTGGCGGTTGGTTATGGTTCACCTGTGTATTTGGAATCGTGCGTATGCCTGGGTAGTCCGGGACCAACACGCGACGCCCAGGGAGCTGATACCGCTGCTACCGGACAGGACATCGAAGCTACCGGGCAAGGTGTCGATGTATCAAACGGAGGTGGCTGGCTCGTTGGTCACGATACGCGGCGCGGACGTGCTACACTTCCGCGGGATATCCACCGACGGCGTTGATGGGTGTGACCTGGTCACGAAGGCCCGGAACAGTTGGTCGCTCGGGCTCGCCGCGGAGAAGTTTGGCGCTAAGTTTTTCAAAAATGGCGCGCGGGTGTCCGGTGTCTTGCAATACCCTGGAAGCCTACGAGCCGAGGCCGCGCAGAACCTGCAGGACTCGTTCAACAAAAGCTATGCGGGCGCGGACAACGCAGCGAAGGTTATACTGCTGGAGGAAAACGCGAAGTTTGTCGCGACGACGATCAACCCGAACGAAGGCCAGTACATCGAAACGCGGGAGGAGCAGGTGCGAGAGGTTGCGCGGTGGTACAATGTCGACCCATCGCTACTCGGAGTGACCGGAAGCGTGAGCTACAACAGCAAGGAAGAAGCTAACCGCGCGTATTGGCAGAGTGCTTTGATGCCGTGGAGCAACACGATACGTTGGGAGTGCTGGAATAAGCTACTGACGGAAGAGGAGAAGCGAAGCGATACGCATATCGTTGAGCATAACACGAAGGCGCTACTAGCGGGCGATATCCAAACGCAGGTGACGACACAGGAGGCACTGCACCGTCTCGGGGTATTAACAGCAAACCAGATAGCGAGAGCTCATAACATTAAGCCAATCGAAGGTGAGCACGGCGACACTTACTATGTGACACAGAACGTGCAGCCGACAGCCGGGCAGGCGTCGCCTGGCGGGGGCGGTGAGGGGGACGCGGGAGATGTGGCCCCGTCTGATGGCGTCCGCGACGCCGCGAGGTGCGTGTATGAGGAGGCTTTGCAGCGGGCGATTAACCGCGTCGGCTTTCATGCGAGGCGTAAGGCGAAGGACGCGGGCAAGTTCCTGGCGTGGCTCGATGATCTGCAGGGTATCAGCTTGGCAGACATCTTAGATGGCGCCGTACGGCTTGTGGGATCTGTCGACAATACAAAGATTACGGCGGAGGATATCCAGGCGGAGATCGTCGCGGCGGCCGCTCGAGACATGGCACGGGTCGTCGACTCCGTGACGCCGGCCGAGCTGCCCGAGGCTGTTAACGAGGCGATGAGCATTTTAGAGGCGACGTTACCAAGGAAGCTATCCAGGGGGGTTTAAGTATGAAAACTGAATTGAGGCATATACAGCGGCCGCTAGGCATCGAAACAAGAGACGATGGGATTCGTACTCTGTCTGGCTATGGGGCTGTGTTCTACCGAGAGGACGAGCCGGGGAGCGAGTTTCGGCTGGCAGAAAACTACGTCGAACGGATCGCAAGCACTGCATTTGATCGCGCAATCAAGGAGGATGATCCTCGCGGGTTGTTTAACCACGAGGCCGATAACATCCTCGGCCGCGTTAGCTCCGGGACGATGCGTCTCACTGTCGATGGCGTCGGCCTCAAGTACGAAATCGACTTGCCAGATAGTGACATTGGCAACCGTGTCGCCACGGCAATTGAGCGGGGAGACATAACCGGTAGTAGCTTTGCGTTCCGTGCGAGGGGCGTTGAAATGTCAAACGAGGGCGAGGGCGTGACTGTTCGCACCTTAACGGACGTGTCGATTTCCGATACCGGGCCGGTAACCTATCCAGCGTACGAAGGGACGAGTGCAGACGTGAGAAGTGCTGATGCAGCACTAGCGATAGAGCAGCGAGACGCGTGGGCGCTTTCTATGCGCGAGCGCGACGCCATTACTGTGCGGACGGACATGGTGTCGAGGGGGCTCGAGTAAAAACAATCGGGGCGTGGTGTGGATA